GTCAGAATATAACTCAAGTTCGGTCGGAAGAGCATATGCATAAAACCAAACCCGATAGGTGTCGTCGGGAATGGGGCTTAGACCAAACTTACGGTTGTCGGGGCTTTTAAAGACTCGTCGCGGCTCACCCCAGTTCTGAGAGGTTGCGTCGTCGTTGTTTTCTTCTGCCCTGTGGAAGTCTTTGAATTCTTCGATGGTGATGTAGCGTAGATTACGGCTGGTGTAGGGTTCTGATGCCCCACTCACACCAATGGTAGTAATGTAGAAATTGTCCCAGTCAACGTAGCCGTAGTCGGTCGTTAAACTCGTGGAACCAGTCTTAAGGGTATACCAGCGGGTACCAGCCGTAGTTTCAACGTAAACATTACCATAATAAGGATCAGTATCGCCGCTAGCTGCAACGGCCAGAAAGGGCCACTGAGGCTCTTCGTTAACAATGTCAAGGTAAGCGCGATTAACGCAGTCCTTAACGTGCTGTTGAATGCCAATGGCGCCTGTAAAAGTTGCAGAAGTCAACGAGACTTCGTTCAACTCCCGAAGCAATTCATTGGTTAGTTGCAGATAGGTAGCGGCCATAGTAATCTCTAGTTAGGCATGCACTTGGGCATAACTTCTTTGTATTCGGGCTGCGAGCCTTTCATCATGCCGCCCATAGCTTTCTTGGCACGGTGGGCTTTGCCACCACACATCATGCCTTTCTTTTTATTTTTGTACATCATCTTTTTTAGCTCCAAAGATTCGGTCCCAGCCTTCAGCGTATTTTTCGGCATCACCACGAGGCGGCTTACCAACTTGCTTATCTCGGACCTTAAGTCTAAACGGTTTGTTTGGAGTTCCTACTAGCATAATTACCTCTACTTAAAACTCCGGGGGCCGTTAAGCCCCCAGAGAACTAGTGCTAGTTTTTAGTCGATGACGTAGTAACCACCGATCAGAGCCTCGGGCCGAAGCACCTTGGCACCGTACACATGGAGGCCACGCACGATGTCGCCAAAGCTGGACGGATCGCGAATGACTTCGGTGCTGGTGATGGTCTGAGCCGTAGCCACGGCGCTGATGTGACCAGCCATGAGGAAGCCCGTTGCGTTGCTGGTAGCAGGCAGGTTGTTGGACTTGTACATGCTGAAGCCACGGAGCTTGCCGGAGCTAACGAGACCGTTGCGGATGGAGCCTTGGCCAGCGTTGTAGTCCACGGACAGGAGCTTGGAGGAGCTTTGCGAAAGCTGCTCGTAGAAGTCCGGGGAAGCAACAACCCAGCGGCCTTCTTCCGGCACGTTCTGTGCGTCGAGGAGGCGAGCCATGCGGGCCAGAACATCCAGCGGGTCGGTTTCACCAACGCCCAGGTCGATAGCGCCTGCGCCGTCGTACACGCCAGCACCAAGAGCCGTACCGCTGTCAGCACCCAGGGTGTGATCAGGAGCAGAAGCAGCAAGGCCTGCCTTCATCTTAGCCATCACGCCTGCGTCAAACGCATCACGGAGAGCATAGGCAGCGGAGCTGGAAGCAACTTCCTTGAAGTTCACATGGGACATGGAGGTTTCGATGTCGTCCACGATGAACTTGAAGGCGTTAGCCGTGTCAACAACCAGGGTGATTTCTTGGTCGGTGAGTTTGGTTTGCGTTACGTCTTGACCACGCTCGTACTGGTACACGGTGATCGTCGGCTCTTTGATGATGCGAACGCTATCACCGAAAGCCGTGATCTCGCCTGCGTAGTCGGTGTTGGTGATTGCTTCAACAACAGACGACTTACGGAAGAAGTTAAGAACCTTCTTGCTGTAAACGGCAGGCAGGAAGAACGAGTTGGTCTGACCCGAGATAGAGTTTGCGAAGTTCGCATCGGTATCGGTAGCCGGTTCAAAATACTGATCAGAAACGTTATAAGCCATTATGGCCTCCTAAAAAAGACAAAAAGTAGTTTAAGGTGCTACTCTGCCTTCACGAATTGCAAGATCAATCTCTTGCTCATACTTATCGTATTCGTCAATGGACAGAGCAGCAATTTCCCGCTGGGTCCAAACCTTCTGTTGTTTTGCATCAACGTTCGTAGTTTTAGTCGAAACAAAATCTGCAGCAGAAGACTTGGCAGATTGTGAACGATTCGACTTAGGCTTCGGAGCATTAATGTTAATGCCATTTTCCATTTTATAAAGATCGATAGCACGGCTTGCAAGAGTAACATTGTCTGGGTTGTTATAAATCCAACGCTGAATTTCTTCAGGTTGTTCTTTGGCCCAGCCATGAAACCGCTCGTCGCCACGAATGTCCTCAAAGTCCGGGTGGCGGTCGCGC